AATGACAAAGAAAAAATGGCACGCTTCTACAAAGCGTGGAAAATAAGGGGGAATAGCTATGAAAAGTGAAGTATCTGTAATGACAATGTTACTGTTCATTGTTCTAGGAGGAATGCTATTTTGGTATCGCATACCAATCCTAGAGTATGCAATAAAATTAGACATGCTAGGGTCTTTATTGACTTGGGCTAAATCTTTTAAGACATGATACGCGTCATCCATGGCTATGTATTCGTAGCTACAGCCTACAGTGCTTATTTCAATATAAACCGAGACTTTGGAATATCGATTATCTCCACAGTGCTTGCCATGTGTGCTTTAATGAGTTTCATGGCAAGCTTCATAAAAATTATTGATGATAAGAGGAGGATTTACCGTGTTAAGAAACTTAGTAACTATGCGTATCGCTACCTGGAAACCTGTATTATCGCTCGTACTAGGAATAATCGTAAGCGTATCCCAAAGTGCCCAAGCAAGCCAAAGCCCAAGAATAAACCTAGTGTTAAACCAAAAAGCACTAGTAAGCAAAGTAGCACCCGTAGTAGTAAAAGGAAGAACCCTAGTACCAGTAAGAGTAATAGCAGAAAGCCTGGGAGCAAACGTTAATTGGCTCCCAGAACTAAGAGCAGTAAGCATAGTAAAAGGAGATATAACAATGATGTTTTATATTGACACGCCAATAATGCAAGTGTGTGGATATGAAGAGTCATTAGAAGTAGCACCAATGATAATCAAAGGAAGAACCATGTTACCTCTAAGAGCCATTGCAGAACCATTTGGACTTAGTGTAAAATGGAAAGGAAAGACAAAAACAGTGATACTACAAGGAGGAACAAATGACTAGACTTGAAGTAGAAGATGAAGTGAGAGCATTAGTTGAGAACAAAGAAATATCCACTAGGCTACTTCAGTACACAGGTACAATCCATATAGAATCTGTGATTAATCCTGATAAGACCATCAAGGAACTAGCCCTGACATTGCTAAAGGAGTCGCTATGAACAAAGAACTACCATTTAGTTCAAAGAAAGACAGCTGGGGCACTCCTTGGAGATTGTACAGATACCTAAATGCCCACCATAAGTTCGACATAGATATATGTGCTTCAGAGTTTAACACAAAGCACAAAATGTACTATACTGAGGAGAACGATGCACTCAGTAAAGACTGGGACTTGTACAATAGCATATGGTGTAACCCCCCATATGGTGACAAGTTAGGAAAATGGATAGAAAAGGCACTGGCTTCTAGGTCGGCTACGATTATGTTACTGCCTAGCAGTACCTGTACAGCTTGGTTTCGGACACTGCTAGACTTCAATGTAGAAATTGAATTCTTAACAGGGAGAGTGTACTTCGAGGATAGCAAACGCAAGCAAGCAGACCCTGCACGTTTCCCTTCTATCCTCGTATATATTCATTGTAAGAAAGTAAGAGTCACACCTCAATGGGCTTACCAAAAGCATGGTAAGGATACAAAGGATACAGTGTTCTTGGACCCTTATCCATTAGCCCACATAAAGATGATAAACAAAGTAGCGAAAGTACTTAAAGAAAACAAGTCTAAGGTAACAAAAGAGGACATAGCACATATATGGAGAGAGTTCAAGGATTCGTACCTGAAAGATTACAAAGATTCAACACGTGAACTATTCGATAAACGCATTCTAAGAATACATGAAAGACAAAGGGGGAAACGACAATGAAAGTATCTACATGTGTAACCGAAAGAGATAACATGTTAATAGAGATTGAGTACTGCATGGAACGTATGTTGGCTTCTAAGTTAGTGAAGCCCAGTGTAATTGGTAAAGTAGAGAAGATATGGGATGCAGTGCTTCCTAATCTGTCCGAAGGAACTACTACCATGCACACTCTGGCTTTTGACATATTAGTATTTGAGGTTGTTACAGAAATGGGGGAGGTATCATGGTTATAGCCATAATCTTAGCATGTATTGTGTTTATGGTACTTTTCGGGGCTGTCATAAGCCAAAGGGTGTCTTATACGAAAGTACGGAACAAATTGGAGTACAGCGTTTACGCAACAGAGGATACAAAGAAACTAAGTAGATTGTATATGAGTTTGCAACATAAACATAGGCTTACACCCTATGAAATGGAAGTTCGAAGAGCCATACGAGGCATCACCTACCATAACAATGAACCTAAATACTTGGAGTATGCAATGTGGTTGACCTCGGGCGAAGGAAGGCAGAGAATGTCTTAAAGAGGACATATTGCACAAAGAACGATTAGGTTCTTTGTGCAATATGTCAATATACTAAGTGTAGCCACATAGGATATACTTAGTATAGAAAGAAACGTTGTAGCAAAAGTTACAACGTCAACAGTTAACTTGGAGGAAACAAATGATTTTACTAACTGATTGGCATTTAAGCACCGTGGAACCTGACTTGATTGGAAAGCTAGACACATGGAGAACACCAGAGGGAAACCTAGAAATCCCTGACAAGGATTACCTATTGTTTCTAGAGAAAGCCGAGGGTATATTTTGCACTGAATACTCCGTGCAAATCATTGACCGTATGACAGGGAGGGCATAACTATGTTTTATTTAGTATGTACCTTAGTTATCATTATACACCTTATACTGATAATAATGTTCGACAATTATCGTGCTAAGGGGTTCGTAATATCAATGGCAGTGTGTTTAACCATAGTATTTACTACGACCACCTATACTTTCGAAATCGTAGATGCCACCTATCTATATGCAGAGACTTCTTCTGGGTTTAAGAAGTCAATTACGGTCCGAATTGACAGCACAGGGGAAGTCCTAGAGTCCGAGGTGTTTATATCAGGACTGGCAAGAGGGGACAAAGTTCAGGTAAAGATATGGGATGCCATCTTTCTAGGAGCTTCATCAAAAATAACAGAAGTTATTCCATGAATAACTTAGGACTAAGAATTTAAAGTAACCCCTCGAAGCGACCTAGGAATAGGAGCGAATTTCGAGGGGTTTTTGACTATTCAGACAACAAAGATGCCCAAGTATTAGTACCTACAACGCCATCACTTATCAAGTCTTTATTAGTCTGATAGGACTTGATAACCCTTTGAGTTTGTTCCCCAAAGTTACCATCGATGGTTAATATGTAATCTAAGTTGAATAAGATACTTTGTAGTGTTTCTACGCCTTTCCCTAAGTCACCTTTTCTAAGTGTAGGGATATACGGTGCAAACCAATCCATATTGATACCTCTTTTTAATTTGAATTCTAGGAGTTCTCTCGGGAAATTATTCCCTGGGCAATCTGTTTTGTTTCCAGGCATACTTCCATGACCTTCTATATTTGCGTAGGGGAATAAGTTTGTAATTTCTTGTATTAATTCGATGCCTGCTTTCAATTGAACCTCGCCCATCCTTTCAATATCAAAGTTCCCTTCGAAGCAGATTCCTATAGACTGTGAATTAAAGTTCCTTGCATGTAGTCCTACCGTATCCAAAGGAACACCTTCATAGACAGCACCATTTTTACGCACATACCTATGATATCCAAATCCATGAGACTTAAACATATCTAAGTGCCATCTGTGAATCATTCGTATAGTGGTAGGGTAAGTGGACTCTGTATGATGTAAAACTATGTATCTAGTTTGTATTCTTCTTCGCATTGTATCAAGTTTTTCGAATTCCAATGGGAATTTCAATAATTTCATAATACTACCTCCTAAAGTACTAACTTGGAAAAAAACGACCTTTCAGGTTTAAATTCTAGGTAGGTTTCATAATGTTTTCGATAAATCATCCATGAAGGGGGGTATAAATTGTGCTAACCCCCTTGTAGGCTATCTGTGTTGATTTCTTAGAATCCATCCTTTTTAGCAGGGTTATTTACGACCCCAAAGGCTAAAAGTAAGCCCAGGAACAAATCTACGAACTTTCCCCAGCCTGGAATCTGATAACCTGCCCATGAAGTGAGTATAAAGTAAACCAATGCCAAAACTGCAGGTATTGCGACTGGACTTTGTAACCTTGCTACTATTTCTTTGAAAACTTTCATTGAAATTCCTCCTTAATTTTTAACCCAGAAACTTATCAGGAATCCTAAGATTCCAATTATTACTGGGATTGTGGTAATGACCAATGTTTTAATCCAAGCCATGAGGCTATCCATGCGTTTCATTAAGTGGCTCATTGTAATTTGGGATTCAATGTTTGATTCCTCTAAATGTCGAATTCTCATTTCATGTTCCTCCAGTCGTCTTTCCATATAACACCTCACTCTTTGTTATTTACATAAAGAAACTATTGCTTCCATACACTCTTACTTTGAACCCTGATACAAAACCATCCCCTGCAATAGTTGCTACTCCTGACCAATTTTTTAAAGTGAATGTCAAGTTATCTGTGTTGTTAGTCCAAGCCGAGGTATAAGTAGAAGTTATCTCAGTTTCCACACTGCTTACATTTGCCCATCTGTATTTTACTTTGTTAGAATAAGTATAAGTAGCTCCACTGGTGTTATACAGGTACTTTGTCAGAATAAGTTCACCTTTGTTTGCTGATAAGTTCTGCCTTACCTCACCTGGGTTATCTCTCATTGGTGAGTATAGGTATGCTTCCTCCGCTAACAAGGTACCATCCTCCGTAGTTACTTCCAAGTCACCAGCACTAGCACCTGACACATTGTCCCTGTTCACGTTCCCTGTGTATTGAATCTTTATTTGCTCATAGTCGCTTAATGTGTCTGTCATCACGCTTGATATTGTAAAAGTTGTTGTTGTTGTGGAAAGTGCATAGTCTTCTAGGAGTTCCCATTCTATGTTTGACCCTGTGACTTGCCCTGTTGCTTCAATATCACCAGTGTGTGCAATGTTCCCTGTTGCTTGGTCAATCGTAGTCCTAACTGTATTGCTTGTCACGAATTCTAAATCCGCATTTACATTAGTTGAACCTGCACCGATTTGCATTCCCCCTGAACCCCACGCTTTTAAATGAGTTTCATTTGGATTTGTGGAATGCCCTGAATTGTAGTAGTAGAAATAGGCGTCACTTCCACCAGCTGAACTTTCACCACAGATGAAACCACTTCTGGCGTCCCCTGTACCAGCATTTAATATTCTTAGTCGTGATGTTCCCCCATTCTGATTTTTCAAGATATCAACCACTTCAGAAGGGCTTGTACCTATTCCAACGAGTCCAGATTTCAACACTGTCATTCGATTGGCAGCTCCGGCGAACAGGAACAAATCATGATTTGTTCCTGCTCCAAAGTATACACCTGATGGATTGGCGCCACCTTGATACTGCGATGACAAGAAACCCTCCACCGCCCCATTACCGGATTTCAACGAGAAGTTGGCTACGTTGTAATTAGTTGTTCCGTTCTCTAGTGTCAGGTTCGAGTTTTGCACTGTGAAGTTAGGAACAACGGAACCCGAAGTCGAGTATAAAACTTTGAGATTCCCTGTCATTGTATCGCCAGCTTTCAACAATGCGTTTCCTATCCCTGTTTCCATGTTATTCAAATTGAGGGCATTGATTGCAGGTGTCGTGCCATCTACCCATGTAGTAGGTGAGTAAGCCATGTTATTCCTCCTTTAACCCCGTTGAACTTTGTCTGTTCGTTGGAATTGTAATTCAATATTTGTTGGTGTCTTATCATAAGTGAATAGTATCCTTGATATCATGGTTCCCGAATCAGTGGTTCCTGATGCCGAAGTCCCCCCAAAGATTCCTATTTCTTCAATTAAAACTTGTGCTTCTGAGTCAATAACAATGAAGTTCGATATTACTTCTTGGTTACTAGATGTGGTAAGGCTTTGATAAGTAGTCCTAAATACTTCGGTATCTAAGGCTGTCTGTGTAGGTGCAACCGCCGTAGCCGAAGTACCTATTGCTAGGTATTTGAGTTCAAGGTCTGCAGTGACACCATACAAAGGTTTATAGAGTTCATCCAAAGCTACATTCATTATCATGTTATGTATTGTTTCCTCATGGAGTACTTCCTGTGTATCTGTATCTACTGCCCTTATGTTCCACTTACCTGACCATGTGAATATATTATCCAATTTTAACCTCCGTTGTTAACGTTGTCCCGGGGTACAAAGTGTTAGATGGGTACAAAGTGTTAGATGGGTATAGTGAGGAGTAACTCGATATCGTTGTGGTAGCCACTACCTCCACCTGCTCGCTGAATGTCTGGAGTACAAGTAGGACTTCATCTTCGTTGATTAAGAAGTCGGAGGAGGTAGACTTAAGTTTCCTAAAGAATTCAACCCAAGACCCCAATGACTCTCCGCTTAAGAATTTCATGTTGTACCATAAATATCCATGTTCCTCACTTATCTCGACTGCTTCTAGGAGGTAATCCCCAGACACCCCAAGTCCTGCATGGGTTAAGTTTATGATTTGCCCTGCTTCTCGGAAACTCCTAGTCTTTACCACTACAATCTCTGTTATGTCTGCATACTTCTCAAGTAAACCGTTAGCATAGTCAATCGCAGCCTGCCTTTTATCTATGCTTGCTACATCGTTAACAGATTCATAGATTCCTGTGTTTCCTTCTACGGTGGCTCTCTCAGATTGTCCAAGGGTGTTATCTGCTTGGACGATGATTCTGACAAGTCCCGTGTAATTAATCGCTAGCGTATCAGAGGTAGTTAACGTAACCTCAGTAGGTTCATGGAGTACTGCTCTAAGGTTCTTATTCCAATACCATTTCTTACCTGAGTCTAATCCGTTGATTCCAATATCCCCTCCATCAATCTCAATATCATTGACGAACACAGTCGGCTTCTTAGCCAAGGGGAACCTTGTTGTAAAGGTCTTTGTCTGACCATCGGGCTTAGGTGCAGGAAGTTCTTTGATTATTGGGGAGGTTTCGTCTTGTCCTGCCCTGATATATTGTCTATTTCTATAGTCTTCTCTGGTCTGGGTAACATCAATGTCTAGCATGTCTTCCTCAGTTAAAGGTAAGCCTATGTTGTCTTCTTTGTAAAAGGTATCTAGTTGTTTATCATAGTTTATGTTCCAATTCAACTTAGTCGCATTCTTTAAGTAGTCGAAGCATTCTGAAACACGCTTTCGATTAAAGGTAGCCTTTGATACATTACCTCCAACCTGCATTGTTCCAGTGGTTACACCCTCTATTGATAGGTAACTTGTGACTAAATCTGTGTATACATCTATCGCAGTTTCATCTTCGTAGACTTTAGCTGCGACTTTCCTATCTGAGATTTGGTTAAAATCAATGCATGTAACATCGTATCTTATCTCATGTCCGCCAACAACGAGGGGTTTCTTTCGGACCAAGTCCACAGTCCCCCCAAAAATCTTAGTAGCTCCATCATAGATATAAACCTCTTCCCCTGTTAAAACAGGGGTTTGAGTATCTATGATAAACATACATTGTGCTCTAGAGTTCATTATGTCGGCTATCCTAAGCGACCCTGATAGCAGGGAAGACGTAGTGCCGGCTATGACTGCATCGTATGCCATTACCTCACCTCACCCCTGCTAATTTGATATGTCTAACCATCGGACCTGCTACGGCACTGGCTAACCTTTGTCCATCTAAGTCAACATGTACTGTAGTTCCACCTGCTTGGCTAGGTGACAATGTACTAAATCCTCTAGGTACAGAAGATATTCCACCGAAGCTAGGAACGGTAGGAGTCATAAGACTCTTTTGTATATCTTGTAGGCTTCTAACTTGGTTCATACTCTCCATGATACTTGCAATCTCAGTCTGTATATCGGCTTTCTTAGAAAGTAATCCATCGAGCAAGTTTTGCCCAAAGCTCTTACCTTGTTCTAACCAATCAGAGTTGTACTCATCAAGTAGAAGCAGGATATCGTCTTGGCTGTCTGATATGATAAGTTGCCTTGCTTCAGCTTCTAGGGCTTCGGTCTTTCTAAGGTCTTCGAACATCTTCTCCGTTGCTATCTTTTGTTTAGTCAAGGATTCTACGGTAGCTTCATATTTCTCTTCAGCATGTAGTTTTAACTCTGTGGCTTCCTCTTTGTAACTTTGTATAATCTCTTTGGAATTAGTTTTTACCGCTGATTTTCGTTGAGTTATGAATTCCACAGAAGCTTCAAAGGCTCTCTTTTCCTGTGAGGTTTCTTCCTCGAACCTTGTTTTAGATTCATCGATGTATAGGTCATAACTTCCTCGGACCGCATCGAGTTCTTTTACAATGCTATCTCTTACCATCTTTTGTTGGTCTTTGTATTGGTCCTGAACTCTATCCGTCCTAAGCTTATCTAAAGACTCAATGGCCTTCGCTCTTTCCTTTGCGGTATCCATGGATTCAATGTCAAGTTTCTCATGTAAATCCTTGTTTTCGACTGCAAGGTCCGCCAACTTATCATTATAGATTTCACTTAGTCGCATACGCTCGTTGTAACTCTTGCTTTCGTTGTCTTGGATGTTGGCATCCTTTAAACGCTCGGTTTCAATTCGCGCTTGCCTGTTCTTCTCGAGTTGACTTTGTAGTGCTCTACTCTCAGGTGTTTCTGTGTCTGACACTTTTTTCTCGAGTTCTTTCTGTTCTTTGAGAAACTTTTGAGTATCAATGGCTTTCTCTACTCTGTCGGATTCAGCATCCAAGGCATCCAATTTGGCTTGGATTGACTTCTCTTCCATGGATTTATTCTTGTTCAATATCCTGTCTCGTGCAGCGTAACTATTGCTTATCTTTCTAAGTGCAACATCTGAGTTTACCGTAATCTTAGTAAGTTCTTTATCAAGAAGTCGAATAACCTTTGCTGTTGCTTTTTCTTGGGATCTTACTTTACCATCCATGGCATCTTCTGCATCTTTAATCGTAGAATCCTTTAATTCCTCGTTCTTCTTCTCCATCCTATCATGGTCAAACTCTACGTTCTCAAGTAGCTCTTCGTACTTATTGTCCAGTGCCTTAACAATGGCTTCTCCCATTTCATCATAGGACTTAACTACACTGTCTTTGAAGGCTTCAACCAAGGCTATGTAGTCTTTGTTTACTCTATCTTGTTCTTCCTTAGCATCCTCGAGTGACTTTTTACGTTTCGCGGCTGCAGCTTTGTCTTTGTCTCCTTTAAGTAATTTGTTTAACTCGTCCATAGCTGCTTGGTCTGTAGCACCTTGTATCAGGGCGTCCACTACTTCCTTAGCTGCTTTCGCCTTAGCTTTCAAAGCTTCAATCATGTTAAATTCTTCGTCCTTGGCTGCTTTTGATATCTTAGTGTACAGCTCTACTTGCTTCGTGGCGTGTGCCATGTCGCTTTTAAATCCTGCAACCTTAATACCCTTGTTGATACTTTTTACCATGCCATATGCCATTTGAACAGCTGAACCAAAACCAGTGATGCTTTTTTCAACAGCCGCAAAAGGTGCTAACATGCCTTCGAGTAAAGCTCCCACTTTTTCCATAAGCCATCGCATACCCTTAGCTATTCGATGAATATCCTCATTGAATCTAGCCTGCATAACTAGCCATACGGTTTCCCATTTTGACCCTAGATAAACTAGTTCTCCTATTAAGACTCCTATAGCTACTCCTAGTAATATAAAAGGTAGAACACCTGCTGCCATTAATAAGGCTACACCTGCTATGACAACTCCTAGTGCTAGACCTACTGGAATCGCCATTCCCAATATCATAACTAGGTTTTTTGTTTCATCTTCCCATCCATCTATCCAATATAGTAATCGGCTTATCTGGAACATTGCTCTTTGTAAAGGCACTTCGAAGGTATCCCCAAAAGATATGCCTAGTTTCTCCGTTCTTGCTTGGAGTAACTTGAAACGACCTAGGGTAGTGTTATTCATTGCTTCCGCTAACTTTCTTGTTGCCCCTTTCGAGGTAGCGATAGCCTTCGCAAGTTTATCATAGGATTTCGGTGAAGCATTTACGACTGCTAAGACACCTGACATCGCACGCTTATTGGTTAAACTCTCTGTTACTTGGATCTTCATTCCCGCGGTAAGTCCGGAGTATCCTTCTCTCAGATTGTCAATGACTTCCTTCAATGGAATTATTGCCTTTGTTTTACTGTCGATTAGCTCAGTGTTTAGAATCTTTAAAATCTCAGTTTCTTCTTCACCTGCTGTGATAAGGTTGGTAAACATTGTTCTTAATGCTGTTCCACTTTTACTTGCCTTGACACTTGAGCTTGCCATTAAACCTAATGTAAGTGCAGTGTCTTCTATTGAATAGCCTAAGTTACCTGCTAAAGGTGCAGCATATTGAAATGCTACACCCATTTGTCTAATATTAGTGTTACTATTTGTTGCAGTTGCTGTCATTACATCAACAAACCTTGTTACCTCCGATGCTGACATTCCAAAGGCTGTCATCGCATCCGTAACAATGTCTGCTACTTTTCCCATGTTCTCGCCGGATACTGCTGCTAAATCTAAGATAGGAGGTAAGCCTATCATAATCTGCTCAGTTTCCCACCCTGCAAGGGCTAGGAAGTTCATTGCTTCGGCTGCTTTGGAAGCTGTGAATATTGTTGACTCGCCCATTCTAAGTGCAGTATGTCGTAGGATTTCAAAGTCATCCCCTACGGCTCCTGCTGTGTTTGCTACTTTTTGCATCTCATATTGGAAATTAGCTGCAGTTTGGATTGATGCAACTCCCATGTCAAACAAAGGTTGAGTGATGTTTTTCACCATGTTTAATCCAACCATTGCCATACCTGCTTGCAATCCTCCTAGGCTCTTGTTAAGTCCTTTGACTCCTGCCTTTGCTCCTCGTGTATCTGCTGTGAAACGTATTACCATATCACCTATTAGACTCACTTTGGCACTTCACCTCCCTGTGCTACTGTCATTGCATATAAAAATTGGTAAGATTCTTCGACTGTCATTGGTTTCTTTTCTTTTGCTTCCTGTGGCATAAAGTCCTGTGGTGTATAAGGTTTCTTCCTTTTCTTGGGGTCTCTGTTAACGTTCGCTATAGTACTTGAGATAAGCCCAGCACGCCAGTCTGAACGTTCGTTTTCTAACTGTATGTACTTTACTCTATGTGTTATAGTTTCATTGATTTCTGCGATAGTCATGTCCCAGAATTGGTCATGTGTGTACTTAAGCAAGCCTACGAGTATCTCTTGTGCTTGGTCTACGTCGTAGGCTTGCCCTGTTAGTTTTTTTGGTCTGATTCCTTACCTTCTACTGCGTCTTTGATTCCAAACGCTACCATTATAGCCTTAGTCGCCATATCTGTTAAGACCTGCAAGCTATCACAGTTCTCATCTAAGATGTGTATCAAGCCCTCTAAGGTAAGGTCTTTGTCTTCATGGACTAACCCTGCCCATAGAATCTTTGCTATCTTACTTCCATCTAATCCTTTGATGACATCAACATCTAAGTACATCATGTTGATGTCATATAAATCGGCTAACTTAACACATGCATTCATGTTTAGCCTTAGCATTCTAACTTTATCTAACGTTATACTTACGCCCTTAATTGCCATTATTACGCCCTCTTTTCTAAACTAAGTTAATTTGGTTATACTTGCGTTAAGCTTGGTTTACCATTGATTTTTACTGCCGCAGAATATCCTATTTTACCATCTACTGGGGCATCTGTGGAATAAGTCTTGCAATACACGTTTGCAGACCATACTGTTACAGAGGGGGTAGTAGGTAAAGTCACGGTAAAACTAGATTCTGACCTAGTTTCTAGGCTTGCCATAATATAACCTGCGTTTACATAATCAAAGCTTCCTTCAATTGTAAACTCACCTGAATCTGTTAAACCTTTGATAAATCTTTTGAACCCATCAACGTCATCGTGCGAAGTAACTTCGATATCATCAGATGAAAAACTTGGACCTGATACTGAAGTAACCTCTGTTATTGTGTTTGTACCTAACTTTACTATAGTTCCTAGTGCAAAAAACTCTGCCATTTAAACCACTCCTTCGTTTCAATATATTATTTGGGTGTTACTATAGCAATGTGCTCTGTATCGAGCATTGACTATCCTTATATCATCGTCTCTTTCGGTGTAGCTTATCTCAAGCATTATGTTAGACATTGTGTAGTTATCCATAGGTAGCCTTTTTACATTGAGAACGTTATCCGCTAAGGCCTGTACAGTCTTGGCAGTGTAGAAACCAAGCCCTCCAGGCTTAGTAAAGATTCTAAGTACGATGGTATCTTCAAAACCCCTTGTGTTTAAATCGTTGTCTGATACCTCTGTTCCTTCTCCTATGACCACATACGGATATATTTCATCTGTCTGTGGCTCATCATAAAGCCTGTTACCTATGGAAGCCATGAATGCTACGTTTGATGCTAAAGCTGTGTAAACCGCCTTTTGCAAATCCCACGAAGCTGACATGTACTCACCTCCTTACTTTTATTAAACTGAGTTACCTCTAGTCTATCTCTGCTTTCAATGCGGGTACTATTGTGTCTTTGCTTTTTTCAAAGGCTGAATACAACGTTCCATCCATGCCTTCAATCTTAGCTGCATGGGGTGCGTTGGTTCCAACTACGATACCAAACTTAGTATCTGTTGTTTTAGGTCTGTAATGCAAGGTCCCTGAAAAAGGTTTCCCTTCATTGTCTTTATATTGGTAAGTTTGATTGTGCCCTTGATACTTGACATGTGCTGAGTTCCTAAGCTTCCCTGTGTCTACTCTTACATTCGTCTTGAAATCTTCAGCTACCTTTTCCGAAGTACTGACTAAGACTTTCTCTATCTTACCCATCAACTTCTTTTGAAACCTCTTAAGCTTAGCCTGTGTAACTGCCACACCCAGTATAATCACTGCCATACTCTCAGCCCCTTTCTACTTCATCCCTACATCTTAATTTCATCATTCTTCCTCTGTTTGTGGGGTCTGCATCTGCTTCTATGATTAAGGTAGCCCCCTCGAACAAGATCCTGTTCTCATTGGTTATGTTTTTGTCCCTTCGCATGGTGACTATAATATTTGTATACTGTTGTTTCTTCTCGTTGTCGTAATCCTCGTACATTCCTTTGTGTCCTATTTGCACATTCGCCCATTTAGTGGACTGAGTGGTCCATGATGTTGTGTATGCTCCACCTTCGAATAAGGTTCTTGTCTCAGCTTGTATAGTGACTCTGTGAGGTAACCTAGTTAACATTAAATCAACCCCTTACCTGTGTGAAAAGGCATTAACAGCCTTCGTATTCCATTTGGAAGTTTCAAGCTGTACTTCATTCGCCAGTTTTCTTCTTGGATATCGATACTGTGTTCTTCTCTTTGTTCATATAACCAAGCTACTGTCCGAAGTATCGCCGTTTTTAGCATTTGTATATCTGGATTATCACTAGAGGTCACTGTAGATGCTGTAACTAGTCCGACAGTGTATTCTACTGTATATCCATCCCCATCTCTACCTAAATCAAAGTATCCATCCGTGTGATACAGTTCATCATGTACCGATTTGAAGTCTGTGCCACTCACTAAAGTTGTAGCAGTAGTGTCACTGAAACTTTCATGGTAAGTTACGGTAGGTGTACTTAGCAAAGGGGTTCTTAGTAATTCTATTGTTCTACATCCACCTCTTTGATACTGTGTCCATGTCTGCTCATAGATAGCATACCCACCAAGCTCACGTTCAATGACCGATGTAGATGCATCTATTAAGGAGTCTATTAAGTCGTCGTCTTCCGTCAAGTCTACTTTTAAGTAATTCTTGGCTTCCGTAGAGGATACTATCGACTGTGTGGGTGAAGCTGTTCTTACCAATTTATAATCTTGGTTATACTCTCTGCTAGGGCTGTCACTTATTCCTGACTTCCTATCCCATGAATTCCCCATAGTCTACTCCTTTCATCATTACTTTGTAAATTCTGTTCTGCTTCCTAGCATATCAATGGATATATGAGAATCAAAACTAGTCGCCAGTGAATCTGCTGTATAAGCATCGGCACCACTAAACAACCCAGAGGCATTCGCTGAATCCCTGTAGATTCTATATTGTATTATATCGCTTGTACTAACGTCTTCTGGTGGTGCAACCTCTGGAAATCTCGATATTTGGTTAAATGTACCACTTTGGTATTCATACACTGGTGTGCTGTCTACAATCAACCTTGTCCAAGTTTGTGTCTTAGCAGAACCATTCATTTGCCACCTGTATTCCAACAAGAAGTTAGGCGTTGCATCTTCTGCTTGGAACCAATGTATGTGTGGTCTTAATGGTGTAACTTCATCGTAGTCATGATTAAGCTGTTTATTTATGATGACCCAATCGTTTAGGTTAGCGTTAGAGTTGA